CTACTTAGTGATCTCTGAAGAGTTATCAGCAAATGCGTAAGCTCCAGCTAATTTGAGTGCTTTGTAGTACCGATGCATGAGCTCTGCTTTGTGAACAGACATATGCTCTTTCATATCGTCTGCAGCTTCTTCACAGCGGATCTGATACTTAATTAGGTAAATCGAGTTCTCTTTAGATACTTTAAGTATTGGGTTGAATGGCATCGATGCGTAGTTAGCAAACCGCTGTTGAATAGCTTTCATATCGGCAGCCAAGGTTTTGTCTACCATTTGGTCATACCGTTCTTCCGCAGTGTTATGCTTTTTCCGGTGAGTCTGGATAGTGTATCCAAACAATAACCGTCTTGCATAGCCTGTCTCCAGGAACTGCTTAAACTCTTCTTCAGTACGGCCGCCATCTAATAGCTTAGTTGGAGTACCGAACATCATAAGGTTAGTAGGAGTATTGCCAGGAAGTTCTTCTGAGCGAATATTCTCCATCGTATTCTTAATGAGTTTCTGCTTAATGAGGCCAATATCATACAATTCTAGGAAAGTATTCAAGACCTCGACATTGCTGCCCATATTGGAGCCTACTTCGTCTAGCTCCAGGTTCATTGAACCAGCGCCAGCCAATAGGAGTTTCTCACGCATTTGTTTAACAGCTGGAGCTGTGCCACTATCAAAGCTAAATGCTAGTTCCCCTAGGCGGTCGAAGTGAGCTTGGAACTTGTCCAGCTGTACGGCCGCTTCTTCAGGGAAGGATAGAACTGTCTGGTTAGTACCAATACGGTTCTTAGCCTTCTCATCAGCTAGAGTTGCTAAATGCACTTCTGCCTGACGAGGAAATACCTTATCGAGATAAGGCTTCTTAAAGTGAGCTACGAACTCACGCTCTAAGATATTGGTGGAATGGCCCTTACCAGTGCCTGATATCATGAGGTTAAGCACATAGGTGTTAACAGGTATGACATCCCTGTCGTTAGTTTGGATGTTACAGCGCATCATAGATGCTACTTTAGATAAATAATAGGCGACGAGGATCCGGAAGAAATGCCGATTATCATTATTCACTTTGCGAACTAAGATATCGACAATCTTCTCAGAGAATGGGTGATACTTTTTCACGAGGGGATTCTCCATTTAACATTAACAGGCAAAGATGTGCCTTAAGGATGGCTCTAACGTAATTATAACGTTAACCGACCTGATGCTAGCATCCGATCAGCTTGTTGGCATACGTTGACCACCGGGCAGTAACGACATGCTTTTACTTCACCAGGCACTGTTTTAATTACGCCGACATTACCGTCCGTAGCACAACGAACCATAGCTTCATCCATTGTAGTAAAGTTTTTTGTAGCTCGTTCAGTCTTAGCTGGGTTTTTAAAGTATTTATAGACCGTTTCACTGGCCCATAGCTCATCATCATTACACTCAGGCAGTGTTTCCTGAGGCTGATCGACCAATGCTTCTAACTGCTCGAGCTTACTTGTTAACCATGCCGTAGTCTCTTCTACAGACCATAGTGGGTATGGTTTTGTAAGTACTCGCTGTTGAGGATACTTAGGATCCTGGCGGGCTTTAGTAGCTGACCAGTCTGTGAAGATGTAGTTAATGTTGATGTAGTCACTAGTGATCTTCTCAGGGTTTAGGAACTTATAGATACTACCCTGCTTGCTGTAGTTCTCGGAGTTGGAGTCATAAATATATGTCCATACACTGGTAGACTTATAATCGTTAAGAGTTCCATCGAGAACGATGTCATATTTACCAGTGACGATCCATTTACCTAGCTCACGCTCTGCGCGTTGCTCGATATAGACGGGAATATCTCCTGGCTTTAGCTCAGTAGGATTGATCTTCACTTTCTTGATAGCTTCATCTGAAGCACCTAGAGCAGCTAACGCACGATGTACGTTATTGGTATCTGACCAGGCAAGCTCACAGCCATCGTGGATAGCTGAGCCCATACGTGAAGCCACTAAGTCTGCGATATCTACTTTCTTCTCCAAGCCTTTGTTTTGCTGCATTAGCACTAGCTGGCGCAAAGAACGGATAATGCCTGTAGCACTAACTGAGTTAGGGCGGTCATCGTAATCATACGAATCGTACATCAAGAAGACAGCAAGTGCTAATGAGACATTGTGAGTATTGGTATATTCGTAAGCCATGAAGATAGTTCCTATGAGTTAAAGTAAGCATTCGTCCGAGCCCTGGTGAGAGCAACGTACATAAGTCGTGCTCTCGTCATCGGATCGTGACATTTCCGGATATTTTGTTGGTCTACAAATACAGCTGAGAAGGTACCACCTTGAGCTTTATGAGTAGTGCCGGCAAACGGAGGTCGTAAATCGGCCATAGAGTTTAGCACCATATAATACTCCACCCAAGCAGCTTTATTCTTAGCTTGGATAGCGGTCTTTTTTAATTGGTCCAGTACTACGCTTGCTGCACTAAGGCTCAGCGGAGCGAATACTTTCTTACGAGTTGAGCCACCTTTCCATAGAGGGAATTGGCCATTAACGGTTAGGAAATACCCAGGAATCCCATGTAGAGAATTAAGCTCGTATTCTACAATCTCAACAATTTCATTATTGGCGAGTATTGTCTTTTCAGCTTCTTGGACGATGCTGTTAGATACGAAACGTTCTCCAATGTAGTAGGGCTCAATAGTCCCATCCAGGAAGAAAGTAGCTTTGCGAATGAGGTTGTTATAGTTAATTGCTGATTCGTTAGTGTACGTACACATAGGTACATCCACTACCGTACTTGGATCGTAATCCACATACTTCTTAACGAAACTTTGAACAAATTCAGCGTGTGGCAGCACATGTATACCATGTCCATTACTATCTAGCTCTGTAATTAAGGTTGGTTCCGTTGGAACCATGCCTTGGATAAAGTCCCGAAATTCCATAGCTTTCGCTAGAATAGGATTACCTGCCGCTTGGCGGTGTACTTGGGTGAGCGTAAACGTAGGAATAGATCCATCGAATAAGCTGCACTTATCTTTAGGAGGAGCTAATTGATAGGGGTCACCAACGAAGAGTAACTTAAGAGCTCGTTTGGTAACAATGTCTGTAATAGCCCGTAAGAATTGATCCCCAATCATAGAGCTCTCATCAATGATGACGATCGATCCGTGAGGGATCTTGCATGCGCCACCAGGATTTAGGACTTGTTTGCCATAGCGAGTTACTCCCGGCTTCAGCTTAAATGCTGAGTGGGCGGTAACCACTTCAGCGCCAACAACATCAGATAATACCTGGCCAGCACGATGAGTTGAGGCGCAGAGTACAACAGTATGGCCGCTTTGGGCTTTAATACGACGTAGTAGGTCGTTAACTACCGTTGTCTTGCCGGTGCCGGCAGAGCCAGTTAGTACAGCAACGGAGTGAATTGTTGGAGCGCAGTTAAAAAATAGATCGCAGATACCATCAAGTGCTTTCTGCTGATCTTGGGATAGTGTGAAGGACATCTTCAATTTCCTTAATAGTCGCATGATTTGGTAGGGTGAATAGCTCAGCCCAAGATTGTCCGATCTCGAGAGAAGCTCGCATAGGCACATCATCTGATTTAATTAATGGATGGTCATTCCATTCCATTTCTTCAATCAGTGTGTTGTTCAAAAATTGGATTGTCGCTGGGTCATCTTTAACTAAGAAGTACCCAGCATCGTGAATCATATTAATTGGTAAAATACTAGTGCCATATCCATTCGCTTCGATGCGCTCATTTGTGGCAATCATAGCTCTATTGAGCAGCATGCCCCAGGATTGGGTTACAGCATTGTTGGCGCTGCGTACTTCAGCTTCAGCTTCGTAAGGAGTCTTAGAGTTACCTAAGATAGTTTGTCCTACAATAGGAGTCCTGAGCTTAAGGCCAAAGGCACATTCCACATACCCATGCTTCTCCATGAAGTTTTGGTTTATTTTGTTAAACTCGCCAGAGACTTTATACAAATCGTGATATGCATCCTCGATCTGATGAGCTTGATCTACAGGAAAGCCACCACGTTTATGCAGTGTATGCCAAGTGCCGAGATACTGTAGTGCAAATGTCGGGCCCTTAGATTTTCTACGTAGCTTTGGGTACTTATGCTCAATGGAGTTAATGCTATCAACGTCATCTGGATCGATGTCAGGCATTTGATCTGCAAAGTACTTATAAGCTCTCATAGAGTGCCCATCAAAGCCATCAGTATAGACTTTTACTCGGTTAGGATCTTGGCTTAAGATAGCCCCGATACGTTCTTCCAAGGCGCTGAAATCAGCACCACAGAATAGCCATCCGGGAGGAGCCTTAACACAACTTTTCACTATCTTGCCCATCTTCCCATGTGCGGGAAGATTAGTAAGGTTCGGGTTGTTACTGGATAGGCGGCCAGACTGCGTCCCACCGAGCTTAAGGTTACCATGTACCCAACCAGGTTCTTGAAGGAATGGTTTAATAAAGGTGTTCTTAATCTTCAAGACATCTGATAGTTCCTGAGTCTGTGACAATAGGTCTAGGATATCTTGATCTGTAGTGTGGTTAGTTAGGTCTTTTAAGACTGCTCCGCCTGTAGCAGGCTGTCCTGTCTTAGTGGTCTCTAGGATAGGTAGCTTTAACTGCTCAAATAGTAGTTTGGCCAGCTGAGTACCGCTACCTGGGTTAAAGTTAATATGATCGAATTCCTCAATTGGCTTAACTTTCGTTTTAAGCTTAGCATTGGCCTTAAGGCATTCTTCTACACGAAACAGGTCATTAAACTCTTTGACATACGGATTCAGCTGAATCTGCTCCTCGAGTACTTTAGCTTGAACCTCGAATATGCGATCTACTTCATTAGCTCGATCAGTGTCAATTGGAAGACCTGTGAGCATCATCTTCAGTAGTGGGTATATACTAGGCTGGAATATTACTTGATAGGTCTCAGAGGACACTTCAGCTTGGTACTTATTCCATAGGTAAAAAGTACCAAGTGCATCGATTAAGTTATACTCGAGTAGTTCTTTCTTAGAATACTTCCCAGCATCCTCAATCTCAATTGCGTAGTTACCTACATATTCGAGGGCAGTGTCTTTTAGACTAAGAGATACATTGGTTGTCGCATTCTTAGCTAGATAAGCTAATAGCATGGTGTCATGGGCTCGCTTAAACTGTAAGGCGCCATGAATCATGCCGGCGTAATCTGTTTTAGTTTCCATCCACCATTGGCGGATAAGCAACTTGGCATCAAATAGGCCATTATGGAATATGATATTGCCTCGGTAAGTTTCTAGAAACTTCTTGGTGTAGTAGGATCCGTTAATAGCTAAATCTATAGCGATTCCATCATGCTCAGTCCATGCAAAGGCGATTGACAGAATGTCACTATCTAAGCCAAGGCCAGAAGTCTCGATATCAACAGCTAGCTCTGGGTATTGGTACAGTGAGTCTAGCAATTCACGATCGGAGCCATAGGCAAACCCAAACTCTGCAGAGTCGATGCGAACAGTACTGTTTGTGCCGGCCAGTGTCTTGATAGCAATAGTGATTAGATCTCTGTTCTCTGGCTGCTTAAATAAGGACTTATAGTTAGGCACATATATACAATTTAAGTGCTCATAGCCTGTATAGCCTCCAGGAACAATTGTTCCATAGGATGCACTTACCTTTTGTAGCTTAGTAATATACTTAAAGTAATTACTGTCTGCGATTAGCAGATTAACAGTGTGTTCTGGGATCTTGTTGATCAGCTTATTTAAATAAGCCTTTGCTGTCTTAGCGTAAACTTTGGATGAGGTATTATATAGCAGAGGCAATACGTGTACAGAATTCATAGGAATTCCGTTATCAGCCAGTGGCTGCAAATAATGCTCTCTGATGGATGCTTGGTCTTGGGCATCTTCTTTTACCAGGATTACAGTCGTAATTTGGGTCATAAGTACCTCTAGGGGTCAACGTAAATAGTTTCACCAAATGGTGCAGGCGCATGGTCAGAGTTACATATCCATAAGACAGGGTAATCTACCGGTGGCATATCCAGATTTCCATGTAAATCTGTGAAATACACAAGAGCATCAGTTGGGTGTTCTGATACGTAATCCAATACTGGGCCGAAGCTTGTGCCCCCTCCCCCAGAAAATTTCAGGGATAGGATGTCTGTATTGCTATCGACTTCATATACGTTATGGATTACGGAGTCACAATCTAATATTGTTAGTTTCTCTGGTCGCAGCATGTCTTGGACTGATTTAATCTCTGTAAGGGTTCTACGGGTATCTTCATCATCTTGGCTGCCGCTGGTATCCATGGCCCAAGTCAGATGACCTAACCCATGACTAAACAAGCTAGGCATGTATGTACGATATCGTCTGTTTTTACGGTTCCATGAGTACTCATCTCGATTACGAGCATTGAGGAAACGTTGAAGACGTATCGGCCAAGGGATAATAGGATTAAGTAGCTTATCGATAACTTGGTCAATTTCTCCTGGAATTTCTCCAGCTTCTTTGCCAGCCATCTTTGAATGGGTTTGGGCCTTAACTAGGATGTCCACAATTTGTTGTGCTCTATTGGAGGCAGCTTGCTTGTCCGCAGCTGAGCCATCACCAGGCTCATCTACTAGATCTAACATAACAGAATCGGGATCGATATCGGGAGGATCTTTAACTAGCTCTTCGTAGATCATATCTGTAGACCAGGTCGTGTCATACTTTGGATCTAGTAGTCCACCTTCTGGGAGCTCGAATCCTGCGGTTACGAGCATGTTATTAATGACATAGTCACCAGCGACATTCCATAGATACGGGTCACGATCTCCTCGGCGTGGTAAATGCTGAAAAGCAATATGCCAGCACTCATGTGCCATTAGGCCTGCGAGCTGCAGTGGCGCCATGTCTTTAATAAAATCTGCGCCATATTGTATAGACAGGCCATTGGTCTGAGCAGTAGGTATGTCATCTCGGATGGTATGTTTAACACTCAAGCAGATAGTAGAGATAAAGACTGATCTAGTCATAATCTCAATCTTAGCTTTTAGTAGTTTGGACTCAATATCCATAATAAGCTCCTAATTATCAAACCAGAATACAATTTGGTGGGATAGGCCACTAGAACATATTAGATGCGTTTTCTGCGATCCACTGTTTAATCAGCGGATGTTTCTTTAGCTTAGGAGCTCTCTTATAGATATCCTTAAAGGTCAGGACTTGCATCTCTAGCGGGATGCGGTTAGTTGCCGTAATGATCTTATCGGCATTCTGTTCTGTAATGTTGTGAGCAAGCATAGTAGTGATAGCGAATAGCTCACTAGGCTCAGATGGTACTTTCCATCCTGCTCGGGGATCTTCAAGGATCTGCTCAATAGTAGGCAGGCTCTTATAGATCTTAGCGTATGTATCAAATTCTACAGCTGCGCCTTCACCGACTGTGCCGGCAAGCCTGATTTTAGTTAGGTTTGTGATCTCAGGGAGCGGCTTCACAATTGTAGAAGCGAATGCCCAAGTACGAGGACATGGGAATGTTAGCTCAGCTGAATCATGGCGGAATTGATGTAGTAGATCAGGCTTAAACTTAATTAATGAGATGATGCGGTGATCAATCTCATTCTCGTTTGCCCAATCTAGCCAGATTTTGGAATCATTACGTAGACGATAATGAGTCATCCGTGATGTTGTTGCTGTGCTTTGTGGGTTGGCGATAGCTCGGTCTGTGACCAGATTACCAGCGGCCACAATACGACAGCGTGGGTGAAGCTTATACTTATATACTTCACGATCTAGGATTAGCTTATATGCAGCTGCTTCAGTTTGTTTACTGCCTGAGTTAAACTCATCCAGGAACAATAGCCAGCCTTCATAGTACTGAGGTACGTCTTTATCTTTCCACATTTCTTCAGGCATTAGTGGCAATGGGTCGTTCTCTAGAGGAAAGTACTCCGGAGTACGGAAAGTCATCCGGCCATCGATCACATCAGGAAAACCTTGCATATCTACAGGCTCACATTGGGAAACCCGTAGATCAATAACAAGCAAGCGAAATTCTCTAGCTATAGAGCGAAAAATATCGGATTTGCCCATACCTGGGCTAGATGTCACCATCGAAGTAATACCTACTTTGAGGTCTGCAACTAGGCACTCACGTAGTTCTGTAGCGTTAACGTCAAACATGTTAAGAATCCTCAAGTAGGTTAGTGGTTAAGCGAGCTTTAAGATTAATTGGTGCTACGGCCAGCTCAGGAGCTTTTTTCCTCGCAGGCTTGGTAATAGTGGCCTTAGGTGTCTTGGCTGGTTCAGCCGGTAAATATTTATGTAGTGTATCAGGCCACACTTTCCTCAGCTGCAACGAACCAGAAAACTTGTTCATTGTCTCTCGCAGATATTGAGTCAACTTACCCTTCTCAGCTCTAATCGCTATAAGCTCATTAAGTAGCTCTGCAGTTTCTTCGTATTGTCGAGGATCTAGTGAGACTGGGTGTGGGGTAACGCGACCATACGAATATTGCTCAGTATCTACGAATCCTATTTGGGGAGTGTCAAAACTACAGCGCCAGTGCTCATTGACGTTATCAAATTCAGGATGCACTTCGACAGGGGATTTATACTTAATGTGTACTTGCGCGCTCTGAACTCGAGGTACGAGCCCATCTGGTAGGGAGTTAAGGGTTTCAAGATAAGGGGCAACAGCGTAATTAAATGCGTCTTTCGCTACCTTCTGTTGGCGCTTAAATAACTCGTTTAATGTTTTCTCGTATAAATCATCTAAGATTCTATGACGTATACAACCTTTATTATATTCAGATATTCTCATGTTAACTCTCCAGTGCGTGTTCTAATCGGTACTCATTCATTTGTTGCCGAATTTGGCAGTTATGGGCATCATGTAATTGGGTGTAGAGCTCTATCGTGGTCTGTATGCACATCCCATCTTTGGCGCAGTTGTCGCCCATACGCCAATATAAACACCCGTTCATGTCGCAGGAATTTACTACAAATAACGCCATTGAATGGCTCCTAAGAAATTAGTGTGGTTTAGTCTCCTCAACACCGTAATCTTAAGTATGGTGTTTAACCTTAGGTAAAAAAAGAGGCCCCTCCCGAAGGAGAGGCCCAAGTTTTTACCAGGGAGGTAATGTCCGCGAAGCGAACACGGTGTCAGGATAGCATATAACTACTATCCAGAATACATTGATCTAGATCATTGGAATACTTTACTACTTCAAGAAGCGGGTTTCCTGATAGCTGGCGAAGAATGTCCTGAAATAGATTTCCTGAAGAAATCTCAGACATAATAGCTCGGTAGGTATCAGCTACTGACTGTAGGTGATCCGGGCTAAATGCGAAGCAGTCATGGATATGACTTAATTGGAAATCGCATCGTCTGATCATTTCTCTAGCAAGGTAGCCATCAATAGCGTGGCATACATTAGGTGCTAGGGATCTGTAGTTTTCTGAAGGTCGCTGCTCATAGTATCTTAGCGAAATATCCCCTAAGTCTTGGTCACGATAGGTTGCAGAGGTTCCTTCAACTACTGGGATGTACACAGTATGCCCATCAGGCATAGTCCACGTATGGTGGTCAGCCTCTGTATTCCAGCAGTCATTGATCGTTTGTAGTACGTCATCAGCTCCTGGGAGCATTCCATCCATGACGTCATAGAACACCTCAAGCGCTTCCTCGGACAATAATGCCTCTGGAGTCGCCTTAGAGTTATACATGTGGGTCATGACGCATTGTTTGATTACCTTACGGTTTACTGGGGTATCCAGCTTAGTATTCATCCGTGCAGTAACTTCGTTATACACATCATAGCGTACATCTGGGTCAATCATATTAACCCATTTAGCTGTTTTTTTGCAGCCAGATAGAGCTGCCATGATTTGAATGCCTGATGCTGTAGCATCAAGGGTCATTACATAGCCGGACTTACGGCCGTCCATAGCATCTCGGTAAGCTCTGATAGCCTTACGGCCTAGGGTAGGTTCTTCCCACTCGATCGTTTCAGGATCTTGGCCTACAGCCCAGCTGATACGATCTTCCCAGGTAAGTTTGTCTTTGCCGGCATGACCAGCAATAGCGACAAGGAGATTATCCATTCTGGTAATCTTTTCTTTCTTATGTAAGCTAAGTAAGGCTTTGCCATATTCATTACTTTGTAAATTTAAGTCATAGCCCGAAGAGTAAGATCTCCCACGGGAGTCGTATCTCCATACAAAGTGAAACGGCTTATCCACATATTCGTGGACAACCCGTAGGAACTGCTTTTTCTTGAGGTTACGGTTAGTATCTTTCTCGAGTAGGTAAGTTTCTGTATCAATCTCCCAAGCAATGCTTTGGAGTTTATTAATAACATCATAAGCCAGTGGCTTATCATGCTTAGTAAACCGCGTACCTAGTACTAGGTGCTTAGACTCCCATAGCCATCCGCCATTAGTATTGTTAGTCCAGTTCTTAGGCTGAACTTGCATAGGTGGCAGATACTGTAGCTTATCTAGCTTTTGTATAGTTTTCTTATCTAAAGAGAAGCTAGGAATCACGTACCACTCTTCTTCTACTTGTTGTAGCGAATAGAGGCCCATGTCTTTACAGTTCTTTACGAGGAGTAATCCCCATAAGAAAGCATCAGTGGACTTAAATGCTCCAGCCAGATGTCCCATCTGGGTAGCGATCGCCTGGATAGGCTTAGGAGCCCGTTCTTTTAAGATAAGAGACAAGAACTTAACGTATATCTCTGTATCCTCTACCGTACCGGTATTCAGATCAGCGATTTCTTCTCGGATAGGCATCTCGATATTCATAGGGATTTCCCCATGAATGGCTTCGATAATGATTGCGTCACTGGCCCGTGTGGACCAAGACATCTCTAAGGCATACTGATCTAGTTCAGTCATCACGATCTTCCTTTATGTATATGAAAAGACTGAGGAAAAATTGGCAAACTTTTCCCCATTATCTTATGATTAGGTGCAGCCAGATAAAATGTATAAGGCTTATGTTAAGTTAGGGCTTCCCACCCGTCGAAAGTGTCTGCGTCACAATCATCACACCCCATACATCTACCGAAGTTATCGGTACTGTGCTGGCATGTAGTGCAATCTTGGATAAGTAGTTCAGGTTCTGGTTTCTTCTTGTTTAGAATATTCTCAATAGATTTATGCATGTAGCTATACTCCTCAGGGTTGGGGTTTTTTATTAGATAATTTAGCCTCCTCAACGATATCCCTAGCGTGGGATATAGCATTCTCTAGTTGAGTATGAGCTAGCTCTTCGTGAGGAAGATTGAATTCAGGGAATCCAACGTTATCCTCATAGTTATCGAATGCCGTAACCAAACGGGCTAGGGCAACAATCGAGTCATATGATATCATGATAGTACCTCGTCTAAGCTGTCTTCCTGGGCATGGCCACAATCGACACACTTTAAGATAACAGACTGTCTTTCCATTAATACACTAGCGATATACATGGAAGGGCTTCCACATTCATCACATGTTAAGGGTTTATTGATTTTACCAGCCATAGTTGCTGCGTCACAAAAGAGTACAGGATCTACCTGAGTAGGCTTTAGAGCTTTGTGGAGAGGCAACCAGTACCCAACATGACAGTTATTGCAGTTGTAGTACTGATTGCGCTCTGTGGTCTTTAATGTACGTATGTCCTGACTTTTACAAGTAGGACATTGGTTGGCTTCTGTAGACATAGTACCTCCTAACCGCAGGATATTTCCCGGATAACATTCATGTATGCATTAGCTAGCATACGCGCTTCATGCAGCAATTGCGTAGATTCCTTGTTAACTTGTGCGAATTTGTCAGCTTCGCTCTTAATACGATTCTCGAGCTCGAGTATCTCAGTATTGCGCTCGTCCAGCTCATTGTAGCAGTGCTCTGTAACTTTCTCTTGTTGGGATAATGCGTTATTTGCATTTACGAGCTGGTCACTCAATGTACGTATTTGCTGTTCGAGTTGGGCTTTGGTTGGCATGTCACTATCTCCTTATGATTTACGTTTACGATTAGCTTTACGAGCAGCTTTAACCTTAGCTCGTTTATCCTTAGTAGCTTTAACAACAGGCAGCGCTACAACACGCTTTCTCCGTTGGAGAGGCATTTGTATGCTTGCACTGTCTAAGGAGTACATCTGAATGTCTTTGATCTTTTGCTTCAAGGCCTTTGGATTAGGGTTTTTATTGCGGGATTGAATGACTGTAACCATAAAAATCGCCTCACTATCTATTACCAAGTAAAGAGGAACCCTCAGGTTCCTCAGTACTTACTTTGTTTCGTCCATAGGACAGTGGATGCCTTGACCGCCAGCGATACACTCCTGGTAGTCGGTGAGTACAGTGTCATAGGCCATAAATGCCATTAACAATGTAAGAGTGACTACGATGGCACATAGGCCAGCGAACCACGTTAGTACTGGCATAATCCTATTCATGGATGGCATCTCTCATGATAATGTCATACAGAGCGAGAGATGATAAAACTACGCCTACCATGGCTGCAACTAGCAGTGCTAATCCAAGGTAGCCTTGGTGCAGGTAGTCTTCCGGTATACCTACTGTTAAGGTTATCGCAGCTTGAAGCAGGATAACTAAACCAATAGCGATAGAGATTGATAATGCGATTTTCATGTCATGTTCCTTCTAAGGTAGGTTGTGAATGCGAACCATTTCAACAGCTTCGTGCGTTGCGGCGTTAGCAAGATCTAAACGCCGTAGGTATTCGACTTCAATGGCAACAGTCTCCTCAATGGAGAAGTTAGGTGAGTCAAACGCAATCTTAAGATCACGCGTGGTATACTTCTTTAATGAATGTTTCATTAGGTTAACTCCTTAGTTATATGAATAGGAAGGTGACCTAAGGCTAGGTTAGCCACCATACGCATGCCGTCTTCGCCTCATGCACTTTATATCATGCAAGTAAGACACCTACCTGTGGTTCCGTGAGCCCGGTAATACTCTAGTGAGCAGCTCAATTCAGGTAGGTGCCGGAGAGTGAACTTTGGCCTGTCTTAGACAGCCTCAGTAGTTCATGGGTTATGAAGCCCTTCTCCTATCCTGCAGGGATTGGTATACTTAGCAGAACAGTGAGCGCCACCTCTCACTGCTCCTCTAAATAGGGAGAAAGCCTAAGCTCCCTCCCGTTAGCTCTTAGAACATATCCAATACTGACTTAGCATCGGTACGCTTAACAATCTGTTCATTACGAACATGATTCTGGATCTCAGCAATATGAGCCTCGCCAAGCTGCATCTTATAGTCAGACGCAGTGATCAACCCAACATGCTGAACTTCTTCAGTAACGGTCTCACCATTACTGTGCTTACGGAAGTACGTAAGTTTAAGGGATTTACCCTCGCCACCGGTCTCACCGATAACGCAGCTAACACCATCAACAGTGCTCTGGTTTAGCAACATCTTAGCGAGCTTCTCTGGTGTCAGTACACCATTGTAAGCTTGCGCTGGCTCGAAGTAGCATTCACTTGAACCAAGGATAAACTTATCCTTAGAAACCTGGTTAGATTTAGTGAACTTGTTCTCGTTATTCTTTGTAAGCGCCATGGTTAATTCTCCAATTGTCATGGTTAATGGTAATATTACCAGACCCGCTTTAGCGGGTTTATTAGTTAGGATACAGGACTTGGTAACCTAAGTACTCAGTGCCTGTAGGCTGAGCAGAGCAGAGTAATTTCAGTACATACCTATCTGTTCGGTATGACCTAACCGGTGACATACGGTGCTACGGTACTAGTAAGCTGCCTAGGCTTAAGAGGATATAGTAGGAGTTTTACAGTCATATCCAAAGGACTAACCTAACTATACCTGACTCGCTTTAGCGAGGCTATTAGCTATAGTTATACTCTTAAGTGTAGTACAGTATACTAGTAGTGATAGTTGTTATAGTGATTGTTAGTAAAGTTAGTATTTACATACCTCTCTTACACTCTCTCTCTGTGAGTGTTGTGTGTGCTTGTTGTTGTGTGTATTAAAAGACTAGGGACCCGAAGGCCCCTAGTATTACTTAGCAGATTCGAACTCGGCAGCTGCCTGTTCGCGAGCTTGCTTCATAGCATCGAGGGTAATGAGGGAGACTTCATTGCCTGCGGATACGAAGTTTTGGATCATGCCTAGGAACTGTTGGACAGTATCAGCGATCATGTTAATTGTTTTCATAGTATTATCCTATATAGGTTAGAGTTATGGTAAGTACCTGATGGGCTTTAGCCCATTGTGTAAGGGACGTTAGGGTAGTTTGATGGGGGGGTGGGTTTCAGCTGGGATGGTCCAGCTGGTTAGTACTACACCCATACCTAGAATGAAAAATTAGCCTTAAGTTTTGTTGCTAATCATTCGCAACTAGTACTCTTTCCCTAACCCTATCTGACTAATACTGTGTTCGCTTTAGCGAACTTATTAGTTAAGGTAATTTATTATAATTATAATTAGGTGCGCCACACCAAGCGATTATTCTCGCGAGAGAATAATCGGAGTGGCGTACTTTCCCGTAGGGGAAGTGCGGCTCAAAGGAATATGAGCCATGGCGCTATATTATATAATAATAATATAATATATATGTGGAGGAGGCGGAGCCCAAGGACGATGGATGAGCGCGAAGGGCGGAGCCCGTAGCGGGAGTCCATCGGACGCTTCTTTCTTAAGAAGATTTTATATAAGTAATACAAAGGGTTAGCCGAATTACAGTACGGTATACCATATTAAACGGGCTGTTTAGTTAGTTATATTACTCTAAACGCAGTTTAATGTTGCTATTTGTAGGTAACTACGTATATATGGGTTATCTTTTAGATCAAATATAAGGAAATAATACTATGGCTAAAACACCATTCGAACGATCAAAGGAAACAGGTATCAATGTTCATACGCGTTCAGGCGCTCCAGCTAGGAGTTATAATTCAGGTAACAATCATCCGGCTAAAGTGTCAGCAGATGCTGTTAAGGTTAAGGACGAAATTAAAGTGGACGTGGCTAAGGTGGAAGACAAAGCCGTAGCTAAGCCTGAAGCTAAGAAGGTCACTAAGAAGAGCCAGAAGCTTGATTAATAATCGTTGTATAACCTGTAATTGTGAGGTGTGTAAGTGTGCTCGTAATAGAGTAATGCTGCACACCTCACAGCAGATCCAGGATCTTATAGATCAAAATGCTAAGTATAAAACTGCGTTAACGCTGATTAGAGATATAGCTCAGGTTAGTGAAGGTGTAGCATTTTATGAGATGTTGGCTAATAAGGGTCTAGGGGAAGACTAATGTTTAATAAGCTAGTGACGGATAGTAAGGAGGCAGAACGTATTCGGGGTATTCCTATGGTGAATGCGGCCGGAACTGTGCTGCTTAAATTTATGTTCTTAGCTAATAGATATAATATCATAAGGGGAACTCCAGATCAACTTATAGATAAGATGGGAGTTAGTAGGTGGGATTTTACGCATGGAGTCAGAGCCTTGAAGAAGGATGACTTAATTAGGAAATATACTAAGCGTGAGTATATGATTAATCCTAGTGTGCTGTTCAATGGGGATGATAAACAGTTCTATGTGGTGAAACACATGTGGGATACTCAGACATTGCAGGCGTCCAGCAAATGAATAAGACTATGTGGGTAAATAGCGACTCTACGGTACAGAGTAGGCTATCTACTGGTGCATGCTCAATATTACTGCCGTTATGGTGGTTTATGAGTAAGGATAACGTGGTAAACAAGAGTCAGTTCATTAAGGAGTTCAAGGGTAAGCGAGATCGCCGTACTTGGGACAAATACTGGACTGAATTGGTAGACAACCGGGTGTTAGCCAGGTTAACTAGGCATACTTGGATGGTATCTCCGGAAGAGTGTTTTGTTGATGATAGTGTTAAAGCACGACTGAGGAAACAATGGGAAGAATTAGTAAATGGGTGATTTAGCTAACCTTAAGGATACTGAGGTAGATCTTGAGACAACAGATCATATTACTAAGGAGATGTTGGCGGGAGCTGTACCAGATAAACGATTCAGGAAGCATATTACTGATGAGATTGTTGAATTAGTTAACTCGGAGCCTGAGTCGGAGATCCGAAGAGTCTACCGAGATAATGTGTTATCTTATGCTAGCGTACTAACTAAGGGTAAATATTCATTAGCGGCTTATGTGAATGCAGTGAAGTACGTATCTCTAAAGATGATGGGAGATAAGTCTTCTACTGCTTACAGTAAAGTATTCCCAGATAGATATCAAAATTTAGTAGCGACAGGGACAAGTGCGTCTCAGATTGCTAGCTTTGCGGACAATTATGGCAAGAATGCCTTAGTTGTGAAGATCCTGGAACAAACTATGGTTCCTACGCATATTCTCAATGCAGGGATCTACCAGAGTGCTATCAACACTCAGGCTGACCTAATGGTAAACGCCAAGTCAGAAATGGTGCGTCAGAAGGCAGCTGAGAGCCTCATGACTAACCTTAAGGCGCCTGAGTCTAGTAAGCTCGAGGTAGAGGTAGCTTATAGTAATGATGTAGTGGAAGACCTGCGAGCTACTACTAGGGCACTAGCTCAACAGCAAATGAAGATGATTATGAACGGGCAGATGAGTGCTCAAGAGGCCGCCCATAGTGACATCGTAGCAAAGAAGGTTGATATAGTGGAGACTGAGTATTCGGTGATAGAAGATGAATAATATTTCGCTTATTATGGCTAGACTGGCGCATAGGTATCCTTGTTTACTGGTAGATCGCGTATTAGAGTCGAGTGATATGTCGGTACGAGCACTTAAGAATGTAACGATTAATGAGCCATTCTTTCAAGGTCACTTCCCAGGTAACCCAGTTATGCCAGGAGTATTGGTACTAGATGCTTTAGCTCAGGCTAGTGCCTTCTTAGATATGCCTGACACGGATCCTGGTGAGGATATGTATCTAATGGCTATCGATAACGCTAAGTTAAGAAAACCTGTAGTCCCCGGGGATCAGCTAATTCTAGAAGTAAATGTGCTTTTTAAAAATAGTCGGATGATTAAATTTATTGGACAGGCTATAGTTGATGGTGTTGTAGTAACTGAAGCAGTATTATCAATTATGAAAGCGAGCTCTCATGGCTAACCCAAATGAAGAAATGTGCCAAAACTGTATCTGGTGGCTTGGTGATAGTGCCGGCATGCGTGGTGAGTGTACTAACGCTGAAGACGGCAAGACTACAATCACTGGCCGGTATGAGAGCTGTGTTAGCTTCTTAGATCGCGATATTGGGTTTGATAGCCTAGATGATGACGACAAAGGATTAATTGATGGCTTTGATTAAGAAGCTCGTAGATGAATGGCTCAATGATATAAGTTATGCGCCAGATCCTAACTATGTACCTAGTGAGTTTGCACTAGAGTTCGTATCGTTTATCAAGTTAGTTAACGGTGAGCGGGGCGAAGAAAACAAGACACCAGTGATTCACTACCAGATGCTAGATAATATCTGGGGCAAAAAAGAGAACATCGCTAATATGTGTTCTCGAGGTTTAGCTAAGACTACTATTTTTGGTGAATACCTATTTCTATACATCGCTGTGTATGGATCTATTCCCGGATTCGGGGAAGTAGACTATGCGCTATATGTATCGGATAGCATTGAGAACGGTGTTAAAAAGATGCGCTTACGATTAGAGCGTAGATGCCAACAAAGCGAGTTCTTAGTTAAATATTTAGAAGTGGCGAAGTTTACTGACATCCGGTGGTACTTTAAGAACGCCCAAGGTAAGGAGTTCGTTGTGACGGGTCACGGAGCCAAGACAGGCGTACGTGGTACTGTGGAGCTCAACACACGGCCTCAGCTGGCCATATTGGATGACCTTATCAGTGATGAAGATGCTCGATCGCCAACTATTATTGAAAATGTGGAAAATACCGTATATTCCGCTATTGACTATGCATTGCATCCCAATAAGCGTAAGGTTATATGGTCAGGTACACCATTTAACGCGAAAGATCCCTTATATAAGGCGATCGAATCAGGAGTGTGGCATGTCAATGTATACCCAGTATGTGAAACTTTTCCTTGCAGCCGCGAAGACTTTAAGGGTGCATGGACGGATCGATTTGATTACGACTACGTGTATAATCAATACACTAAGTCTAAGGGCGCTGGTAAATTAGATTCATTTAACCAGGAATTAATGCTTCGTATTATGTCAGAAGAAGAGCGACTAATTAACGACAGCGATATAATTTGGTATAAAAGGCGTAACGTGCTTATGAAGAAGGGTGCGTTTAACTTTTATATCACTACGGACTTAGCGACCAGCGAGAAAGAGCATGCTGACTTCAGTGTAATCAATGTATGGGCCCTCAATAACAATGCAGATTGGTTATGGGTAGACGGCTTTTGTAAGCGAGCATTGATGTCAGAATCGATTGAAGCGCTGTTCAATCTTGTTCAGGAGTATAGTCCGCAGGAAGTGGGTATTGAGACGACAGGACAGCAGGGTGGTTTCATCAGCTGGATCCAGAACGAGATGATGCATAAGAATATTTACTTCACATTATCGACTGGTAAGAATAGTAAATCGTTAGGTATTAGGCCAACTAAGGATAAGATGAGCCGGTTCCAACAGAACGCTGTACCGTTATTTAAAGCTAAGAAGATATGGTTCCCGGAGGAGCTTAGAGAGAGCCCGGAACTTCAAGAGTTGATTTCGGAGCTATCTTTAGCTACGATAAAGGGGTTCAAGAGTAAGCACGATGATCAGCTAGATACTATTTCGATGTTAGCTGAGCTTAATGCATGGAAACCTAGTGAGGTCTACTACGAGGAAGAAGAAGAGTCTACCGGCCGTGATTCGCGCATGTGGGCTGATGATGATAAACCTGGGGCAGGCGACAGCTCATATTTTGTATAGGTAAGGTAGTGACATGAGAGTTTCTGAATATATTGATTATTTGGCCACAGGTGAATGCAGTAAGCTCGCAATAAGTGATGTTGGGGATATGAGTCTAAACCCAGCTGCAGCACCTAATACAGTGCAGCTGGCTAACCAAGCAAAGTTTGTTAATTATGTTAACCTAGCTAATTTAGCGTTACATAAACGATTTAACTTACTGCAAAAAGAATTAGAGTTAGATAATCCTATTAACGGAGAAGAGTACCGGTTACCTACTGATTGGCTAGCTCCTTTAGAAGCTTACTATAGCGTAGACTTTGATCCGGTATCTATTAAAGATAAATCAGTTAAGATCGTATCGGCTGTAGACACAGCGGTGTCTATCCTCATCCCTGAGCCATTTATGGCAGTTATTAAGGGAACTGATGTCGAAGCCCGGGCCCAAATTATTATGAAGTACGCTGCAGCTCCTGTGAAAGCTGCTACTGCTTCTGTAGATTTGAAGGTCAGTGAAGTGTACACCGAAGCTATGCTTAATTACGCAGCGTACAAAGCGCATGGCGCAATTAGTGGAGATATGAAAGACGAAAACAATACTTATTATCTTCGTTATGAAGCTAGCTGTAAGCAGATAGTGACTTCAGGTATGTGGAATAACAACGAAATTGAGTATAATTCTAAGCTTGAAGATAACGGCTTCGTATAAGCCGTTGACTTTTTAAGAATCTAGCGTAAAGTCTTCCTTGCATACCGATGCTGAGAACAACCCGCGTAGCGGTTAAACCTGGTGGTAATGAATGGCTTATTACGAAACAATTAACTTAGTTGCGGGTGATGACAAGCCGGACATTAATCTAACGCTACGTGACTCTAATGTCGCAGCTGGTGCGTTAGTATTAGATCCATCAGATTCTAGCACATGGGCTCCCTTAGATCTTTCAGACGCTACCGTAGTAGTTAAGTTTAAGCTACTAGGTAGCGATACGATTCTTGATACATTAACTTGCGTTAGGGTAGCTCCGTACACTGACGGTATTTGCTATGCAGTGTGGAATCCTACTACACTGGACGTAGCTGCAGGAACTTATGAAGGCGAGATAGAGCTAACATATGGTTCTGGCGCTGTACTTACAATATT